ATGTATGCGAAGCCGCGCAAATAAAAATGCGTGTCCATTTTAAATTGTGTTATCGTTTTTGTTATCGTTTTGTTATTTATCCATTAATGACACATTGACATGAAACGATCCGATTTTGCAAAACTTTGTGGCGTCACGCCGGCATATTTGGCCAACTATGTTCGCCGCGGAAAAATCATTGTTGATGGAAAAGATGTTGACATTTCAAATCCAACCAATGCGGAATTTTTAGCCAAGCGGACCGACGGAACCGCACCGGATCCGAAGGACCAAATCAAATTGGAGTTGGAAGAAGAATTGACACCGGCACAAAAGAAGGATGTCAAACGCCGGAAGACCGATGACCAACGGAAGATCATCGCCACGTTGGAAAAATTGGAAGCCGAAGCGAAGTTGAAAAAAATGCAAGCGGCCAAACTTAGTGGTGAAGCCATTCCACTTGACGTGACATTGGAAGTGATCCAACAATTTGGTCAATCTTTTTTGACGGCGTTCCGTGACTATTGTGAAAACTTTGCCATGGATATGTCACACAAATCACGTTGGACAAATGAACAATTGGCGGATTCACGTGGAAAAATTATTGATGGAATGAACACATCCATGAAGAATGCACAAATAATTGCCAAGGCAGACATTGACAAGTTGGCGGAATCTTTTAAAAATAAATAAATGACGGATTTTGATTTGGAAAGAATTGCCGAAGCGTTATCAATCGCCGGAACATCATCACAATTGTCACGCATCCGGCCGTCGGATTGGGCGGAACAACGTCGAATGATGACACCGGACGTGTCAACCATATCCGGAAAATTCAAATATTACAATTCACCATATCTTCGCGACATCGTTGATTTCTTTTCACCGGATTCACCACACCAAGTTGGCGCATTCATGAAGGGTTCGCAGATTGGAAACACACGTGGAGTGATTGAAAATGCGATTGGTTGGATCGTTGAAAACCAACCATCCAATGTTTTGTATTTAGTCGGCCATTCCGAATTGGTGAATCCATCCATGATGAACATCGACCGGATGATTGATGCCACGGAAATTCGCCATTTGATCCGGTCCACAACACAACGTTTGCGCAAAACAAAGTCCGGTGACACCGACAAGATGAAGGAATTTCCAAATGGATATTTGAAATTGGGCCATGTCAACCACAAGTCATTGCGGAATGAATCATTTCAATATGGATTCATTGATGATTATGAAGCAATGAAAGGTGCGACCGATGCGGCCGGTGACACCGAATCATTGATTCTTCATCGGTTCGCTGGTTATGCCAAGAAACGAAAGGTCATGTTCATGTCATCGCCGGAATTAAAAAACAATTCAAACATTGAACCAATTTTTTTGAAAGGTGATCAAAGATATTGGCACGTGCCGTGTCCGAATTGCAATGAATTTATTGTGTGGAAATGGGAGGTTGAAGAAGATAAAAAGAAAATTGGCGGCATCGTTTATGAATTGAAAGATGGTTTGTTGATTCCGGATTCGGTTGGTTATCAATGCCAAAAGTGTCAACACATATTTGATGACCGGAACAAAATGGAAATGTTGAATGATGGCAAGTTTATTCCAACGGCCACACCATCACGTGAAGGATATGTTTCATGGCATGTGTCCGCACTTTATGCGCCGGCGTTCATGTACGGTTGGACGCATTATGTCCGCGAATATTTGGAAGCGTTTCCGGTTGGTGGACAAGAAGTTGAAGCCAAGGCCAAAACATTTTTCAATCTTGGAATGGGTTTGACATATGAAGAAAAGACAGAGGCACCAAGCGGTTCACAATTACAATTGAACATCCGGAAATACTCCATTGGTGTTGGTCCGGAACGGATGTCCATGAAGGATGGAAACGGTCGGATCTTGTTGTTGTCCATCGCGGTGGATTTGAATGGCGTGGTGGATGATTGCCGGTTGGATTGGGAGGTTGTCGCACACACGGAATCCGGATCCACATATTCAGTCAACCACGGATCCATTGGCACATTCATTCCACGTGAAGGAACACGGAAGAAAAAAACGGACCGTGACCGGTGGACATATAAACACAACACACAACGGTCCGTGTGGCCGGTGTTGGATGAAATCATTGGAATGAAATATGAAATTGAAACCGAAGGTGGAGGCGTGAAGATCATGCGGATATTTTGTGGCGCAATGGATGTTGGACATTATGATGACCACGCGTGGCCATATATAGATTCACGAAAACAATTTGCGTGGTTTGGATTGAAAGGTGAAGGCACCACGGACAACACAAACATCCGGACAAAACATTTGGCGGTGGAACACAATCTTTCATATTATAAAATTGGAAAGACACGCGCCAATCTTTTCATTGTGAATGTGAATTTGGTGAAAGATGATTTGGCCGCACGGATGCGTTTGGAATATGATCCAAACATTCAGAATCAACAACCGGCCGGTTTCTTGAATTATCCGGAACCATCGGATGGAAAGTATTTGTTTGACAATTATTTTATTCACTTTGAAGCGGAACACCGTGTGAATGAAAGACGTGGTGACGGAAAGGTGATTGGAACCAAATGGAAAAAAAAGAAGTCCACCGCGCAAAATCACTTCTTTGATATTTCAGTTTATACAATGACCGTCCGTGAAATTTGGGTGGATAAGATCATGAAAGAAGCCGGATTGAAAACACCAACTTGGTCGGATTATTGTGATTATATTTTGCGCCGCGGACAATGGAAGAAAAAAAGATAAATTTTAAATCATAAATAAAAATAGAATGAAGATGAAAATTGGCGTGGTGATGCCACACCGGAATGATCGTGACATGTTTTTACCACAATTCCACAAGTGTTTGGAACATCAAACATTGAAACCGGACGTTGTTGAAATAATTGATTGGCCGGCGAAGTCCGAAGCGGTGGACATCACACCAAGATATCGTGACGGATATGAACGCATGCGTGGAAAAGGTTTGGACGTGATATTTTTCATGGAAATTGATGACTATTATGCGCCGGATTATTTGGAAAAGATGTGTGCCGGTTGGCATCGCCATCATCGACCGGCGGTGTTTGGTACGAATTACACAATTTATTATCATTTGCACATCAAGAAATATTTCATCTTTGAACACTTCCGGCGTTCATCAATGATGTCAACAATGTTGATTCCGGATCTTGAAATAAATTGGCCAAGCGATGAAGATCCATATGCAGATTTGCACGTGTGGAAACAATTCAAAGATCAAGCGTTGAAAGATAAAGTGAACAACGGTGCGTGGATGACATTCAAGCCGGACCACCATTTGTGTGTTGGAATCAAACATGGCATTGGAATGTGTGGTGGTCGGATGCATATTGATCATCTATATAAATATAAACACATGGATTCGGACGTGGCATTTCTTTCATCCATCGTGGATCCGGAATCAATGAAGTTTTATCAATCACTTGAAATGGATCATTTTTTGGACACCGGTGGTTCCATTAAATAGTTCCATCAATGATGGAAAATATTTTTGAATGGAAAGGGTTGTGTCTATTTTCGTGACCACTTTGGAAGTCGGACAATTAGACGCAATGAAATAAAAAAATTCAAGAAATGAGTGACGCCGTTGGTTTAGAAAGAATATCCAAAATTGTTGGATATAAAATAGTTAAGGCGAATTTTTCAAACAACACGCCAAATTTGCCACAACGCATTGCCATTCTTGGTGAAGCGAACAATGCAAATCAATCCGGATTGTCAGTTGTTCCGGAACAAATCACAAGCGCAAAAGAAGCCGGTGACACATATGGTTTTGGTTCACCAATTCACATCATGGCGCGGATCCTTTTTCCGATTTCGGGCGGAGGCATTGGCGGCATTCCGGTTTGGATTTATCCACAATTAGAAGCGGCCGGTGCAACTTCAAAGTCATTTGACGTGACACCGACCGGAACGGCCACCGGCAATGGCACGCATTATTTGAAGATCGCCGGACGTGACAATGTTGATGGTGAATATTATGCCGTGACAATTGCAGACGGTGACACCACCGCGGACATCACCGCGAAATTGGCGGATGCCGTCAACAATGTGAGTGGATCACCAATGTCCGCGGATGATTTCACATATGAAGTTCGATTGGAATCAAAATGGAATGGATTGACCGCAAACGGTTTGTCCGCATCGGTTGACACAACCGAAGCGTCCGACATTGGAATAACATGGACAGTCGAAGATCGCGGTGACGGTGCCGGAACACCATCGATTTCCGCCGCACTGAATTTATTTGGAACGAATTGGAACACGATTGTCATCAATTCATATGGCGTTCACAACGCCACGTTGGACACATTGGAATCATTCAATGGTGTTGCGGATCCAATCAATCCAACCGGAAGGTATCACGGTGAAATCATGCGTCCATTCATCGCATTAACCGGAACCACGGAAGATGATCCAAGCGCGGAAACAGAATTGCGCAAAACGGCAATGACAATTGCATTGTGCGTCGCACCGGCGTCAAACGGTCTTCCAATGGAAGCGGCCGTGAACGTTGCAAGATTATTTGGAAGAATTGCACAAGACAATCCACATCTTGACATTCAAGATCAACAATATCCGGACATGCCGGTTCCATCGGATGGTGACATTGGTTCAATGGCGGCATATGGAAACCGTGATTTGTTTGTTGGCAAAGGTTGTTCAACCGTTGAATTGGTTGCCGGAAAATATAAAGTTGTGGATTTTGTCACATCATATCATCCGGACGGCGAATTGCCACCGCAATTCAGATATGCAAGAAATTTGAACATCGATTGGAATATTCGATATAGATATTATTTATTGGAGTTGGCAAACGTGGTTGGAAAAGCCATTGCGAATGACGGTGACACCGTTTCCGCAACCAACGTGATCAAACCAAAGGGTTGGAAATCTGTTGTGTCAAAATTGGCCGCGGATTTGGCAGATGATGCCGTGATTGCGGATGCCGCATTTATGCAAGATTCAATTGAAGTTTCGATTTCGGACACCAATCCGGATCGATTGAACACAACATTTTCATATAAAAGAACCGGAACGGCACGGATCAGTTCGACCAATGCAAAAGCCGGTTTTAATTTAGGATAAACAAAAAACACAAATCATGAACGTTGGCGGCGATATTTTAGAAATTACATGTAATCATCCAACACTTGGATCATTCGTATTTCATCCGGTTGCAAATTCGGATTTCAGTTTGGACACCGGTGGCATCCGTGGAAACGATGATGCGGACATGGTGACCGGATCCGGTCAAAACATTAAACAAATGAACAACAAACGTTGGTCATTTGAAGGTCCGTTGGCGTGGGATGCAAACACACGTGAAGATTTGGAAACATTGGAATCAATGGGTGCGGATGCGGTCGATGGTGATTGGACGTTTTCATTGGCGAATGGTTCAATTTATCAAGGTTCCGGAAGTCCGGTTGGCGATATTGTTGGCAATACGAACACCGCACAAATTCCGGTCAAATTATCCGGAGGTGGAAAACTTAAAAAGCAATAAATCAAATATTAATCTTTTAAACCTTTAACACATGGCCGTTGAAAAAGTGAACGCGAACACCGCGCGAAAGGATATTGAATCATGGTTGGATTCAAAGAAAATGCGTGCGTCAAGACGTGAAAAACGTGAAGCACAAAGTGAAGATCTAATTGCCGCCGTCCAAGAAGGCGTTTTGGCATATGATGACAAGACACATGAATTGAATCACACGTTGATCAATCCACCGGAAGATGGATTGGTGAAGGAAATGAAATATAAACACCGCGTCCGTCCAATTGACGTGGAACCATATTTGAAAGGAGTTCAACCAACCGATGCAGATGGACGCGTTCGCGCGTGGATCCAAGCGTTGACCGGACAACCAATGAACGTTGTTCGCAAACTTGACACGGAAGATTATAGTTTGGCACAATCCATTGCCCTTTTTTTCCAATAGTCAGTCACACAACGGAAAGCATCGATAACATGATAAAAAGTGTTATCCGCACTTACAATTGGACACCGGATGTGATTGATCTTCTTTTTTATGATGACATTGATCATCACGGTTTGATATATTGGCACAATGACGCCAAAGAAATTGAAAAGAAATTAAAAGAAGATAAATAAAATGTCCGCCGCCGGTTTCATCGTTCCAACTACATTCACCGCCGTTGATATGTTCACGCCAAAAGTTGTCGGCATGACCAACACAACGTCCACGTTTGCCGCAAAAGCATCCGTGAACATCGCGCGTGTTGATCGTGCGTTTACAAGAATGACACCGGCCATTTCTTCCGGCACACGGCAAATCTTGCAAATGGCAAAAGCGGCCATTGGTATTGGTGCCATCATTGGAACATTCCAATTGGTGACATCATCAATCAAAGATTATGAATCCGCACTTGATTCCGCACAAGCCATCACCGGAACATCCAATGCGGAATTTGCATTGTTTCAAACACAAATTGAAGACGTTGCGACATCCACAAAGAAGTCCGCAATTGATGTGGCCAAAGGTTTTGAAATCGTTGGATCACAACAACCGGAATTGTTGAAGAATGCGGCGGCACTTGGTGTTGTCACCGATGCGGCAATAACATTGTCCAAGGCATCACGCGATGATTTGTCCGTTTCCGCGGCATCATTGACCGGTGTGATGAATCAATTTGATCTTGGTGCGGACCAAGCGGCACGGACCATGAATGTCTTGGCGGCCGGTTCCGTTGTCGGATCTGCAAACATCACACAAGTTGGTGAATCAATGAAAAACTTTGGTGCGGTTGCATCCGGTGCAAATATCACATTGGAACAATCCGTTGGTTTGGTTGAAACGGTTGGAAAATTTATGTTGGTTGGCGCGGAGGCCGGAACCAAATTGCGTGGATCCGTTTTGAAATTACAACAAGCCGGATTAGGATATGCCAACGGCCAATTTGAAATCAATTCCGCATTAGAAGAAGCGCGTGCAAAATTTGAAAGTTTAGCCACGGCCAAACAAAAAGATGCGTTTTTGTCCAAGACATTTGGATTGGAAAATATATCCACCGGAAAAATATTATTGAACAACATTGGATTGTTCCAAGAATTGACCGCCGGCGTCACCGGAACGGACACGGCATATGTCCAAGCGGCACAAAACACATCCAATCTTTCAACCAAGTTGGATGAATTGAAGGCACGGTTTGTCAACATCATTGTGGCAAGTGACAACACATCCGCCGGATTGGCCGGTGTTTCTGCAATCGTTGTGTTTTTGACGGATAATTTGGACACCGTGATTTCCGTTGGTGTTGCATTCATCGGAACATGGTTGGCAATCAAAGCGGTGTTGATGATTTCAAAAGCCGCATTATTTGCATACAATGTCGCACTTGGAATTTCCACCGTGATTCAAAACAAAAACTTGTTTGCACTTCGCGCCAATGCGATTGCAATGAAAACCGTTGCCATTGCCACCAAAGTCATCACGGCGGCGCAATGGTTATGGAATGCCGCAATGATGGCGAATCCAATTGGTTTGATCATTCTTGCAATTGCCGCATTGGCCGCCGCAATTTATTTCATTGTGGATGGTTGGAATGAATGGGGTGCATCCATTGCATTCATTGCGTCAATTCTTGGTGGACCATTCTTGGCGGTGATCATGACCGTTGTTGGAATCATCATGTCGGTCCGAAGGAATTGGCAAATGTTGACCGATGCATTCACCAATGGTGGATTTGTTGAAGGGATCAAGGCAATTGGAAAAGTGTTGTTGGATGTGGTGTTGATGCCAATGCAACAAATCATGGAAATGATTGCCAAGTTGACCGGCGCAAATTGGGCGGCGGAGTTTGCCAACAACATTGAAGACTTCCGGAAAGATCTTGGATTGAATACAGAAACGGAAGAAACCGCATCCGCGGCCAATCCAAAACAAGCCGAACAAGAAGGAATGGCGAACGCCATCAACACGAACAACGCAAATGTGACCATCGACAACAAATCCGGATTGGATGCATCCACGGATAATGAAGACATTGTGAATATTCACACAACACCATCATTCGCACTTTGACATGGATTTGAAATTGAAAGATGAAGGAAACGGCGGTGAAGTCATATATGAAGATTTTGATTTGACCACAATCTTTGGTCTTGGAAATTTGATTTATTTGGCATTATTCGGTGGCAACAATGGCCATGTCACACCAAGTGTCCGCGCGAAGAATGATCAAGCGTTTGATTTTTGGGCCAATTCATTTCTTCCGGCCGGACAACAATTCAATTCACGAACGGAACACACCATTTCCAATGTCGCATTGAATAGTCAAGGCCGCGCGGAAATCGAAAAGTCCGCCAAAAAAGATCTTGAATTTTTATCCGAATTTGCGGACGTGTCCGTGGTGGTGATCATTGAAGATGAAAAAAAATGTTCCATCAATGTCCAAATCGATCAACCGGACAATTTGGAAAATCCAACATTCCGTTTCATTTGGGATGCGTCATCAAGTGAATTAATATCCGAAGAAATATGATTTCAATTCCAACTTTATCAACATTAATTTCCGAAGTCAAAACAGACTTGGAAACGCAATATGGATCCAATGTGTCAACGTTTGGAAAAGTCTTCTTATATGCCGTCATATTGGTCCAAGCCGGCAAATTGAAGATCATGTATTTGATTCTTGGAAAACTTCAAAAAAATATATTTGTGGACACCGCGGATCCGGAAGCCACCGGCGGAACATTGGAACGATGGGGAAGAATTAAATTGAACCGGAATCCGTATGCGGCCACAATTGGTGAATATACATTGACCGTCACAAGTTCCGTTTTGCCATTTGCGGCATTCACCATTCCGGCGGAAACGTTATGGCGTGCTAAAGGCACCAATCTTCGAAAGAAATACATCAATGACAATGACATTGCAATTGTTGCCGCATCACAAAACATCACCATTCGCGCATTGGAAGGTGGTGAAGATTCACGGTTGTTGGTTGGTCGCACATTGCGTTTGATGCAACCGGTGGAAAATTTAGATAGTGACGGAATAATATATTCCGAAGATGTGATTCCACAAAGTGAAGAAAACATTGAAACATATCGCACCGCCGTCATTGAGGCATTCAGATTGGAACCACAAGGTGGTGCCGCGTCCGATTATCGGATTTGGTCGGATGACGTTTCCGGAATCGCACAAGTTTATCCATATGCAAAACCGGCATCATCCGCGGATGTGATCGTTTATGTGGAGGCCATCGCGGTTGATTCATCGGATGGTTTTGGAACCGCACCAAACACAATGTTGATTGATTGTCGCGCGGTGTTTGAACAAGATCCGGACACATCATTGGCGATTGATGAACGTGGCCGCCGTCCACTTGGTGTCTTCATTTTGGATGTTGTTTCCGTGGATGTCCAACCAATCGTTGTCACGGTTCCATCAAGTGATTTCACAACGTATGAACAAGGTGTGATTCAAACAGCCATGGAAGAAAGGTTGGCAACAATCCGTCCATTCATTCCGGCGGCGGACATCGCATCCGCACAAGATGATGTTTTGGATGTGAACATTTTGACATCCGTGATTTTGACCGCGTATGCCGGAAGATCATTTGGCACCGTCACCATGACCGTGGATGGCGTTCCATTAATCACCAACACATTTGATTCTGGATATATTCCATATTTATCATCAATTTCATTTCCATAAAATATGGCACGTCTTGAAAACATATTGGCAGACATTAAGCAATTGACAAAACAATTGTTGCCAACCGGCCGTGCGTTCCGGATGCCATTGAACGGATTCTTCCAAAAGATGATGGATGGATTGGCGGCAAGTGAATCAAGATATTTGGATGATTCATTTTCATTGTTGGATTCATTGTTGCCGGACAACGCAAATTTTTCCACCGATGATGCGGACCAATGGGAAACAAGACTTGGAATATTGGAATCGATTGGCGCAACATTAGAAGATCGCAAATCCGCCATTTCAAGAAAGTTGGCACATCCATCAACCATCAAAGCGCGTCAAAATTATGTCTATTTGGAAGGCCAATTGCGTGATGCCGGATTTGATGTTTATGTTCATGAAAATCGTTTTTCGGATGGATATGGTGAACTTGACGGATATTCGACACAACAACCGGAAGACTTTTTTCCAACCGAAGGTCCGGATCTAATTTCGGACGGATCATTTTTGATTGCGTCACCGTTGCCATGGGATGTGTCGAATAGTGCCGGAAATATGGTTGTCAATGGAAATGGATATTTGGCAATATCAAACGTACATGCCGGATCCGATTATGTTGAACAAATATTGGTAGATTCGATTGATGCCGATGGCACATTGTATCGAATGCGCGTATATGGTTCCGGAACATTAGATGAAATTACGGTTCAATTATTAGATGGTGGAGGCGGAAATATATTATTGTCAAGATTATTCACCGGCATAAATGGTCGCACGGTGATTTGGGATTTTGATTCAAGTGATTTTGCTTCCGGATCCGCGGCGGAATTGATCCGGATTGTGGCCGGTGCGGATCCGAATGGCGAAGTGGAATATATTTCATTGAACACCATTATCAATCCGGATGATTATGCATATTTAGATGAAGATTATTATGGTCTTCAATACACCAATTATGTGGTCAACTATATTGACCGGACGCGTGAATTGTTTTATGATTTCGGACCACACTTGAAATCAACATTTTTCATTGCCGGTCCGGATTTGGATGATATTTCGAATTTATATGTGGACGTTGATGCGGCACGGATCAATGAATTGCGTCAATTGATTTTGCGATTGAGGCCGGTTCAAACAAAGGCATTTTTATTCATCAATGAAGTGTGATGGCAAATCTTGTTTTAAATATTAACAATTCCGCCGTGGTGAAACACACCGCACGGTTGGAAAAAATGCACCGGTCCGCACTTCCGGTGTCAATCCGTGGCGCATTAAACAATGCGTCATTTGATGTCAAACAAAAGACAATGCCGAAGACATCCAAGAAGGCGTTTGAAAACCGCCAACGGAATTTCTTCAAAGCCAATTCACGTGTGGACATGGCCAAAGGTTTCAACGTGACCACAATGAAATCAACCGTTGGATTCACGGAAGGAAAATTGAAAGGATCCAACAACCAGGCCATCAAAGATTTGGAAGATCAAGAGCATGGCGGAGGCATTGGCGGTCGCGCGTTTATTCCATTAGATCCGGCGCGTGTTTCATCTTCCGGTTCACGTCCGGTCAAAGTGAAATATCGATTGAAAGAATTGAAGAATGTTGTCAACGCAAACAAGGTTGTTGGATCTTCCAAGAAACAAAAATTTGTGAAGGCCGCATTCCGTGCGTCACAACTTTATGGAAAGAATGCGTTTGTTTTAGGAAACAATCAAAAAGGTGGACGCGTCACATTGTCGCACATCATATCCATCCGGAAGATTGGACGTGAAAAGATCAAGATCAAACGTGTTCCGGTTTATAGTTACAAGAAAGGATTTGTTTCACGTGTGAAGCCAACGCAATTCATGCGACGCGCATCCATGGAAAGCGGATTGAAGATTGAACAATTTTATTTGACACAAGCGCGGAAACAATTTGAAAGATTGAACAAATGAGTTGGATTGAAAGAATACAAAATGAAATCATAATTGTGACCGGCGATGGCAAAGAATATCGACCATCATATTTGAATCCACAACGTGAAACACAATTTCATTTGTCGCAATTCGATTTCATAAACAAGCGCGGAACATTGGCGCATCGTGGCGCGGATAAAGGCAAAATATATACTTTGGAATTATATTTTCAAGGTGAAGAAAACGTGGAGGTTGCGGCGGCGTTTGACAAGTCCACACGCGATCCACGCGCATGGGAAATTTCGCATCCATTATATGATGCCATCACGGTCCAACCAAGCCGGATCCACCAAGACAACACAAGATTCAATGTGTCAAAATTTACATGCACGGTCATTGAAACAATCATTGATGGTTTGCCGGCATCATCGGTGTCACCAAAAGATCAATTGGATTCCGATTTGGCAGAAACACAAGAAGCCATTGCCACGGAATTTGAATTTGAAGATTTCACCGTTTCCGACAATGCACAATTGGCCGGAAAAACGGCGGATGTATATGCCGAAGGCCAAAAGGGTTTGCCGGCGATTTCCGCGGACGCATATCACAACAAGTTCAAAGTGGCCAACGCGGCCATTGCGAATGTCACCACCGCACCATTGAATGCGATGCGAAAGATGCAAGCGGTCATTGATGCACCACATCAATTTGCGGCATCCATCCATAACCGGTTGGACACGTTGGAAAATACATTTAATAAATTGCAAACATCGTTGGAAAATTTAACCACACGAAAAGACAAAGTGGCGCATGAAGCGTTCGCCGCCGGAACCGTGTTGGCGATGTTGATGGCCGTGACCACCGGAAGCACAGTGACAACCATTGGTGAAGTGTTGACATTAGGCATTCGCATTGGTGCCAACTTCAATCAATTGATGACGGATTTGGATTCATTGCAAGCTAACAACGCCGGTCAAGTGAATGTGTATGTTCCAAACGGCGTGATCATTGAAAAATTAAGGCGAAACACAAACTTTGCCATTTCTTATTTGAAGGAAATCGCACTTGGAATTGCCGTTGAACATTCCGTTGTTTTGGAAGAAGATTCAAACGTGATTATTTTGACGCATCGATTTTATGGATTGGATCCGGATGATGAAAAATTGGAAGAATTGATTGACATCAATGACATTGGTTTGAATGAAATGTTGCGTGTCCGGAAAGGTCGCACAATCAAATATTTGATATAAATGATTTTAAAAATTAACAGCAAACAATTTGATCACTTCAATCAATTGACAATTGATTTGAAATATAATGCCGTGGCATCAACATTTGACATCAAGTTTTTTTTCGATCCGGATCTTCATTCGGATCTTCATGACTTCCGAAATTTTCCAACCGTATCAATTGAACACAATGATGAATTGATTTTGACCGGTCGGATCATCACACATGTTTTGCCGCGATCCGTGGCGAAGCAACAAAACACGGTGGCCGGATATTCATTGGCCGGAATCTTGGAAGACACCACCATTCCATTGTCATTGTTTCCACTTCAAACGGACGGAAACACATTGAAATCATTGTGTGAAGAATTATCAAAACCATTTGGAATTGACGTGGAGGTTGACGCGGAGGTTGCAAGCGATGCGGACGGATCATTTGAACAAATCACCGCCGAAGAATCCGACACGGTGAAAGGATTTTTGGCAGAGTTGGCCGCACAAAAAAACATTGTTTTGTCACACACCGAAAATGGCGCATTGTATTTGACAAAAGCCAAGACCACCGGAACACCGGTGTTGGAAATTGATGAAGGTGGCGTTCCGGATTTGGCAATGTCTTTGAAGTTTAATGGACAAGGCATGCACCAATCATTGGTTGTGATGAAAGATGCAGATCCGGAAGCCGGATCCGCCGAAGAAGTCACGGCCACCAATCCATTTGTGTCCATTGAAAAGTCCATGAACAAAGTGATGACAAGTGGAGTTGATGCGGATTTGGCATCCATGGCAAAAACCGCACTTGGTCAAGATCTTCGAAACATTTCTTTGACATTAGATTTCGACCGGTTGGATCCGACCGGAAAGATCATCCGACCAAATCAAATCATCACCGTTCGTGATCCATTGTTGCGCATGTCAAACAAGGTCCGTTGGTTTGTGGACCACGTAAAATTGACGGCCACACCAAAATCATTGAAATCTTCCATCACATGTTTTCTTCCGGAATCATTGAATGGTGAAGATCCATCATATATCTTTGACACATGATGCGCATTGTTCAATATATATCCGCACGCGTGGAAATCTTTCGTTGGTTCAAATTCAACATTTCGACAACGAACACACAAGAAGTCCGCGCGGCCGGACCATTCGGAATTGATGCGGTGCCGGTGAAAGATATGATGGCCATTATGACCAACACGAAAATCAAAGGAAAAGGCGTTGTGATTGGTGTGTTGAATGTGAATGAATCCGCCGGTGCCGGTGAAGTTCGAATATATTCATTGGATGTGGACATGGCGGAACAAACATATCTTCATGTGAAGGCGGATGGAACAATTGAAATTGGTGGTGACACGGACAACGCGGTGCGATATTCGGAATTGGAAACCGCTTTTAATCAATTGAAAGATGATCATGATGCATTGGTGACGGATTATTTGGCACACGTCCATATCACATCCGCAACCATTGGTGTTGGTCCGGCATTGGGTATATTGCAACCACCGGTGTCAACGGAAGGACCATCCACCGCGGACATCACCGGTGCCAAAGTTGATGAAGTAAAATTGCCAACATAAATAAATAAAATTATGGGATTATATTTTGATAGTGAAGCCATTTATATTCAAAGCCGGACAACGAAAGCGGCGAAGTTGACGGCCATTGACACGTTGATTGAAACGTTGGAAGATCTTATGTTGACCGCGGCGGCAACCGGCAATGTTGAAGAATATCAATTGAACGATGGACAAACAACCATCCGGACAAAATATCGTGATCCAATGGCGATTGAAGAAACCATTCAATTGTTGGAAAGAAGACGGCAAAGATTATTGAACAATTTAAATTCACGGATCGTTCGTGCGGTCGATGTTAAAAACTTTAAAAGAAGATAATGGCAGATTCAAAAAAATTGACATTGGCCGGAAAGATGATTTTCGGCATGGCCCGATTCGCTAATAAAAGACTTGGAATCAATTTGACCACGGAACCGGTCAAGACACCAACGGTGAAAAATATCTTTGGAAGTGGATCCGCGTTTTCATGGTCATATGATGGTGAAAAAAATCTTGGTGAAATAGGACCGGCGCGTGATTATTATTTGGATTATGCGATGTTGCGGATCCGTTCGTGGCAAGCGTATTTGGAAAGCGAAATGGCACAAGCGATTTTGAACAAACACAAATTGTGGATCATCGGAAAGGGTTTGCGATTGCAGAGTGAACCGGATCCAATTGTTTTGAAATCGGAAGGTGTGAATATTTCGGAAGATGAAGTTTCCGATTTGACAGAATTGACCGAAGCGCGGTGGAAAGTGTATGCCAAAAACACCATGTCATCATATTCCGGAATGCAGAATTTAAACATGATCGCAAATGATGCATATAAAAACACAATCATTGGCGGTGACGTTTTAGTGATAATGCATTATATCAACGGCCAAGTGAAGATTCAATTGGTGGATGGAAGTCATGTTGATTCACCATCATATGGTGGTTCAATCAATCGCGACAATGGAAACGCATTGCATCACGGTGTTGAAATGGACCAAACCGGAAATCATGTGGCATATCATTTGAATTTTTCCAATCGCCGGATCCGTGTTGCGGCAATGAACAATGGAATCCGTGTTGCGTTCATGGTGTACGGTTTCAAATATAAATTGGATGATCACCGTGGAATGCCATTGGTGGCCGTTGTCTTGGAAACCATGAAGAAGATGGAACGATACAAAGAAGCCACCGTTGGTTCCGCCGAAGAAAGACAGAAAATCGCGATTTATGCGAAACACACAAGTCAATCCACCGGCGAATCACCATGGCAAGATCGATTGGCACAAGCCATTGATGCATCCGGTGATGAAGACATTGCCGTTGACATGTCCGGAATTGAATTGGCGGACACCGTGGCGGTCTCAACAAATAAACAATTGATCAACATGCCAATTGATTCGGAATTGGGAATGTTGGAATCAAAGAATGAATTATATTTTAAAGAATTTTATGATACAAATTTTGACTATTTGTGCGCGGCATTAGAAACACCACCAAATGTTGCCATGGGAAAATATACGGATTCATTTTCGGCATCACGTGCGGCAACTAAAGATTGGGATCACACCGTTGGCATCAAACGTGAAGATTTTTCATTTCAATTTTATCAACGCATTTTTGATTTTTGGTTTCAAGTGGAGGTTTTGAAAAATAAAATTCAAGCACCAAAATATTTGGAAGCCATACAAGAAATGAATGAAATGTTGGTTGCGGCATATACCACCGCACGTTTCACCGGTCCACATTTTCCACATATTGATCCGAAGAAAGAAGCGGATGCGGTTCGTGTTAAATTAGGAACGGCCGGTGCGCATCTTCCATTGATGACACAAGAAGAAGGTGCGGAGGAATTGGCCGGTGGTGATGGAAAAGTGATCACCAAAAGATTCGGAAAGGAATTGGAAAAAGCGGAGGTGGTTAAAATTCCAACCAACGCACCACCACCGGAAGAAGAAGGTGATGGCGATGGTTTGAATGAATGATATTATTCATCATATAAATATGGTGATTTATATCGTTCCGGTTGTGAATCCACAAAATCTTTCAACACCGGTTTCAACATCGAAGTCATTGGAATGCCTTTGTGTTTCGATATATTGACAAGTTGATTGTGAAGAATTGGATCCAAGCGCGGAATGCGAATTTCAACGGCCGGTGATTTTTTTCCATGTTTATCCATTCCATAAAATTATATTTTAAACTATTATGATTCCATCATTGATGGAAATAATTTTGAACACCGGTTGTCCATATCTATTTTTGAAGCCATATGCCAAAAGCCATATACATATATTCGGACATTCATTCATCCATTGCGGAGGCATTCGCGGAAAAAATGGATGAATCAAGTGAAGAAGATGTGACCGTTCGTGTCAATTCGGCCGGCGGTGATGTTTTTGCCGGATGGGCAATGATCCAAAAGATTCGTGAACATGATTCAATTTCCGCCATTAAGGTTGACGGATGGGCGTGTTCAATGATGGCGTTCGCACTTTTATTTGTGGACCAAGTGGAATGTCATTCCGCATCATCATTCATGTTCCATCGTGCGCATGGATATGTTGGAAGCGATGATGATCAAAAAGCATTGGACAACGCCAACAAAGATCTTCGCGCCGCAATGAAGAAAAAATTGGACGGAAAGAAATTCAAAGAAATCACCGGAATCACAATTGACATGTTGTTTGATGCCGAAGAAAGACGTGACATTTGGTTGACCGCAAAAGAAGCGAAGGCAATTGGATTGGTTGACAAGATCGTTCCAATGTCCGTTGCCGCAAAAGCGAAGATGGCCGGAATGAATAAAGATGAAATTTTATCAATCGCCGCACAATTTGAAGGTGATCCAAAACCAAGTAAAATGACAAAAATCAACATGACAATTGATACGTTGAAAAGCGAACACAAAGAAATTTTTAATGCCGTGGTGGAATCCACAATTGATGCAGAACGCGACCGCGTGAACGCATTCTTGGCATATATGGAAGCGGATCCGGAATTGGTGGTGAAAGCTATCAAAGAAGGCACACCGATGTCACAAACCATTGGTGCAGAAATGCAAGTGAAATTGGCCGCCATTGGTAAATTGAAAAAAATTGAAGGTGGAACACCGGAAGGACCAAAAGCCGGTGATAAAGGAAAAACACCAACACCGGAAGCCGAAGCGAAACCACTTGTCATTGAAACGAAAAATGGAAACGTTTCCATTTCGGCCGAAGACGTAAAAGAACAACGAACGTCCATTGCGGCCGCCGTTGAATCAGCAAAAGAAGGAATTAAAACAATTTAAATCATGAGCCAAACAACACCATTGAACAACGGTCAACAATCGATCACACACACGAACACGGAAAAGATATTTGTGTTCAAAAATCGATATGACAATTTTGAATATAACAATGACACATATGTTGATGTGAATTTGTATTGTGGTCAATTGATGGGTGAAATTGCCGCCACGCGGAAAATCGTTCCACTTGACACCGGTGCATCCGATGGTTCACAAAATCCAATTGGAGTGTTGGCAAGTGATCACACCGTTGATGCCGGAACAACAAAATCCGTTGCACTTTGTGTGGCCGGTGATGTTGTTGAAAATTTGATAATATTCCAACCGGATATGAATTTGAATGATGTCATTGATGGTCGCACGTTGCGCCAAAGAATTGGATCCGACACGGTTGGAATCAAGTTGGTTGGCAACAACGATCATTCCGAATATGACAACGAATAAGAATTAAAAAAAAAAGAAAACGAATAAATAAAAAATCATGAGTTTAGCAATCAACACCGCATTAGCAAGAGCCGAATTGACCAAAGCATTGGTGGATGTTTACAAAGAACGTCCAAAAGTTTATGGATTTTTGCGTTCGTTTTTTCCAACAAAAACGGCATCCACATTGACCGTTTCAATTGAAGTGAAGCGTGGAAATGAAAAAGTGGCGGTTGATGTTGAACGTGGCACCGAAGGAAACCGGAATGTCATGGGAAAATCGACGGAAAAGATTTTTAAACCACCACTTTACAAGGAATATTTTGATGCCACACAATTGCATGTTTATGATCGTTTGTATGCATCAACCGAAATTTCCACGGCAATGTTCACGCAATTCTTGGAAGGATTGGCCGAAGGCATTGGAGTGTTGGAAGATTCGATTGAACGCGCATATGAATTGCAATGTTCACAAGTTTTGCACACCGGAATTGTTCAATTGAACGCCGGAACAAATATTGATTTCAAAAGAAAGGCGGCACAAATTGTTGATTTGACAGACATCAACGCGAATCGATATTGGTTGGCGGCGAATGATGCCACGGCCACACCACTTCAAGATTTGTTGGATGGTGCAAAATTAATCAGACAAAACGGAAAATCACAAGGCGGCATTTTCAATGTCATTCTTGGTGGACGCGCATTGAATGCGTTGTTGGACATGCCACATGTTCAAACAAGACATGATGTGAAATCATTTGATCTTGCATCCGTAAATATGCCACAACAAAATGCGGTTGGTGCCAACTTACATGGCGCGATTTCTTCCGGATCTTATATGTTTATATTATGGACATATCCGGAATATTATGATGCGGCAAGTGGAACGTCAACACCATACGTTGATGAAACATATGCAATCATTTTACCACAACAACCAAGATTCAAAATGTCATTTGCCGCGGTTCCACAATTGTTGACCGGTGGCGGTGCGCCAAAAGTCGGTGCGTTTGTTTATACGGATTTTCCGGATGAAAGAAACCAAGCGCATGATTTCATCGTTCAATCTGCCGGTGTTGCAATACCAACGGCCGTTGATCAAATTTATTCGGTGAAAGTATTGGCATCATAATTGCAAAAAATTAGTTGATGAAATATCGCGTTCGCGTTTTAGAGTTAGCCGGAAAAGGCAAGAAGGTCCACAAAAGTCAAGACATCATTGATGCGAATGCATTGGATGAAAGAAACATTGACGCATTGGTTGCAAAGGGATTCATTGCAGAAATTCCGGAAAAAAGTGACAAGGTTGTGAAGGTAGATCCGGCACCATCGGATCCGGATCCATCACAAGATCCACCGGCACCACAACCAACGCCATTTGATGACATCACAAAAGCGGATTTGAAAGTGTGGTTGGAGGCAAAAGAAATTGCATATAATCCGAAGGCAAACAAAACGGATTTGTTTCAACTATATGAAGACAATTTTTGATCATTACACGTGAACGAAATGAGAAGGCGGCGGCAAGTTGAAAAACGTGCCGCCGTTTTTGATTAAAAAAAAATGAGTTTAAAAACACAAGCCAAGGCACAAATACATGATATTTTGACCAACACAAATGAGTGGTCCGAATCCATGACGTTTGAAGATGAAGGTGGAAACACCGGTGTTGCCGTTGGAATGTATATTGAACACGCCACATCCATGGATGAATCCGGAAACAAGATCATTGGCCGTGAAGGCCGTGTGACCGTGACGGAAGAAGCGTTGACGGATGATGCCGCATTGACGGTCCGCAATAGTGATGGCGATGTGGATTTGAACAATTGGAAAGTCACCGTGACACACCAAAATGGTTTGTCCGTAAAATATAGAATTGAATATTTTCAACCGGATGAAAGTCTTGGAATGGTTGTTTGTTATCTGAAAGATTATGCCGCAAATTAACGGTGCCATATCGGAACAAGGTTTTGAAAAGATCGCCGCGCGAATCGGTGAAATCTTGGCGGATGAATTATCCAACCAAGCGGAATTGAATTATGATGACGTGGATCTTCAATCAAAAGTTTGGGTTGAACGGTTCATTCCATTTGATCACACAAATTGTCCGGCGATCAATGTGAAATGTCGGACCGGAACGTTTGACAACCATTCGGAAAATGGCGCGGCCGCACGTGGAACACACATCATTGATGTTGATGTTTATACGAAAGCCAAAGGCGATGACAACGATGCCGGTGATGGATTGGCGGCGATAAAATGCAAACGTCTTCTTGGCATATGTCGCGCGATCATTGAAAATCCAATATATAAGCAACTTGGATATGCACACGGATTTGTTTTTGGAAGAAGATCCACCGGTTTCATCATTCCGGATGACCTGGAACAACCACAACAAAACGTTTGTGTTGGACGTGTGACATTTGAAGTGATCGTGAAAGAAACAACGGACACCATCAACGCCAACATGGTGGATGGAATGGAAACAACAATGTTTTTGGAAGAAACGGATGATGGATATTATTTCATTGTTTATTAATAATTATATAATTTTAGAATTATGAGTATATCAGACGCATTATTGTTTTCCGGTGCCGCCGGCGGAACAAAGGTTGTGACCACCACACCGGTCACGGAATTACAATTTCGCGGTTTTACACCGGACACGGAATCCGCAACCATCAACACATTGATTGGTGTGAAGAAAGATCCGGACAATGCGGATGCATACATTGAAGAAGATTGTTTGGATTTTCACATTGAAAATGAAGACTATACATCCATAAATCGTGGAACGGTTGTCAAGGTCCGTCCGCCATATTTGTATTTCAAAGAAATTGGATTTGGTTCCACGGATCAATTGAATTTAATCTTTTAAAAATTAATGTTTTCACAAGGTTTCAACATATTAAAAAAACGCGTTTTTGGAGGCGCACCAACATTTTCGGTGTCACCATCCGCGTCCAATATCACCGGACATTCGTTTGATATTGTTGGAACGGTAAGTGAAGCCGCCACCATTTATTCATATTTGGTGACACGTGATGATCCGCAACCATCGGACGCCACGATAATTGCAAGCGGTGAAAGTATTGCCGGAACCGGATCCGGTTTCACAATACCACACACCGGATTGGCCGTTGATAGTCAATTTGATGCGTGGATTATTGCCGTTGGTGTTGGTGGATCCACGAATGCCGTTGAAGTCCAAGTTGATTTGTGGTTGCCAACGGACATTGCAACAAATGAATTGACATTGGAATTTGATGACGCGAATGTGATCAAAGGTGCACACGCCACGGCGGTTCGCGGTGTGTTGGACAAATCTGCATTGTTGGCACCAACAAATGAATATTCTTCCGATTTTTCCGCCGGTGAAAATGGATGGACCGCGGTTCGTGCGACCGTTGTTGGTCAAATTTCGGAAGCTGGTGAAGATGATTGTTTAAAACTTTGGGCAAGCGCGGACAACAACACACACTTCGGACAAATAAATTCCGGAATTACCGCATTGAAAGCGTACCGGATCCGGTTTCGTTATTATGTGCCATCCGCCAACACAAATGTTGATGGATTAATTTCATCATCCTATATTTCCACAACCGATGAAACACACACAATCGCCGCACCGGTAAAAGACACATGGATTCAAACGGAATGGTCATATGGATTCCAATCCACCAACGCGGTGTTGTATATGTGGCCAACAAAAGCCGGTTCCAAATCATTCATTGGCGCAAATTCCGCGGATGATGATTATTTTTTAATAAAAGACATTGAAATTGATTCCGTTGCCGGAAACCATTTTGGCACTTTCGATGCGGTCGGAATGCCAACAAACACCAACGGAAGCGGAAAGGGTGGATTTGATGGCACAACGGAAGTGATTCGATGTGTTGAAGGTGCCACACCATTTGCGTCCGATACGGAAGGCGAAATGATCATGGTCAGCACAAGAAGCAACAAAGGCACAAAACAAGGTGTTGGAATGGGTATTGGATCCAATGCGGACAATTTGAATGCGTTGATTTTGGAACATGCAAACACAACAAATTTGAATCATGTCCGGATTGTTTGTTTGTCCAATGGCGGCAATGATCGGATCCGATACAAAGCATCGGATGCAAATGACACGGTGTTGATCATTTCCGGATCTTCCAATGGTTCGCGCTATCGATTCAGCGTCAATGATGTTGAATGTGAAGTTCAATCCATTGTTGGATCCAACAATGGAAATTGGTGTGATCATATGGTTGGCGCAAACATTTTTGAAATTGGCCGTGAACCGATTTTGGGGGATGAATATCAAGAAGGCGATGGCTATGGATATTATTATTTTTCCGCGGAATTATCGGATGCCAATCGTGCATTGATGATTGGATATGCCAATGCAAAATATACCGTTTTCACCGAAGTTGAATCATTTGAAGATGCACGTTTGTCCGCGTTGGAATTTAATTGGAGGATTTCACCAAATCCAATGCCGGAATTGCAATCACCATTTCCGGAATTATGGTATGAAAATGACACAATCACACGTCAACGTGTTACAACATTAACGTCCGAAGACATCCGTGGAATGTTCAACATTGGAAATCAAGGATATTCCACAATTTACACATCCGATTTCACCGCCGGTGTGGATGGTTTTAGTGCATATTCCGCCAACACTATTGTTTCATATAATGAAACCGTCAATGGTGAATCCGGTTGGCTAAAATTCACAACGGCCAATGCGGTTGCAGATCAAAAAGGTGCCGGCCGTTTGACATACACCGCAAACAAACACTATCATGTGACCGCGCGGATTTATATAGATCCGGCCAACACATATGTTGATGGTTGGATGCATTTCACAAATGGATCCGTGGTCAGGCCGGAATATCGTGAAATTGGTGGTGGTGAATGGGAAATGAATTTTCATTGCCGGGCAAATCATGGCACCATGAATCTTTGGATGATTGATGCGGCCGATGCCGCGCCGGCCGAAGCCGGACAAATCATGTATGTCAAAGATATTGTGGTGAAAGAAATCACCGGATTTGTAATTGATCCGGAAAATCTTCCGGAATTTAATGCCGGCGGCACATCAATTGATTTTGACGGCGCGAATAATTATGCCGCGGATTTTGTTGGAAGATTATTTGCCGCCATTACTTCCAACACCGGTGGATTGTGGATCTTGAAATTCATTGATCAAGAAGGCACCGGCGTTCATAATTATCCAATTTATATTGATGATCAATCCGGATCCGCGGAATATATCCGAATTGGATTGAATGCGGCGGATCAAATATCAATGGTTGTCCGTGAAGGTGGCGTGAACAATTCGTTGGTGTGGACCGCCACCGGACGTGGAGGTGAAACCAACATTGCCATTGCAAGTGATGGTTCCACATATCGTGCATATGACAAAATGTTGGAAGTGGCATTGGCAAGTGGAACCGACAACGGAAAGTGGTTGAATGATATTGCAAACATTGATCAAATTGAAATTGGCCGATATGAAAATGCGTCATTGATATATGATTTCGGATTGATTGAAATCATGTATTTCAACGCGGATGTGACACCGGAAATTTTCCGTCAACTTTTTAAATATCGCGAAACATTATGACACGAATTATAGTCCAACCAACAAAAGGATTGTTGAAAAAGATCATGGCGATCCGTGAACAATTTGGCCAATTTGAATATTTCAAAACCGATGAAAACGGCGATGTGGACATGACCGATTTTGGTATTCATGACATCGCAGATGTGGACACAAACGGTGATCTTATCATGGAAACCGTTTCCACGCCATTCATGTATAAAGGCGAAGCCATGTATCGACAAGACACAACGCCGGTGATGATTGAAAGCAAGACACCAAAGATCATTGCAACCAACAAAGTTTGCGTGATTTATGAAAAAGTGTTTCGCGGATATGATGGATTATCACAAAAGGAAAAGAATGCAATCATTGCGATCATTGAAACCGGAATATGGATTGGTTTGTTGACAGATCCGGACAATCATGTGCGTGTTGGATTAAAAAAACAAATGCGTCACAATTCAATTCTTCATTAAAATGTCACCAACACAATATATCGCAAAACACAACACGTTCATTTCACTTGGATTGGTGATCACAATAGCGGTTGCCATTTTTTATGCCGGCGTGACAATGGCCACGGTCCAAGCCACGTTGAAAAATCAAAATGAAGATTTGATTGAAATCAAAGCGGACACCAAATCCAATGGCGTCAAAATTGAATTGGTTCATGACATGTCGAAGTCACAACATTTTGACATTGAAGAAATCAAAGGTTGGCAAAAGTCAATCAACGGTCAATTGAACACCAACAAAGAATTGAAAGATGTGATTTTGTCGGACATGAAGGTGATCAAAAATCACATTGAAAAAGAATGACCGCGGCGAAGCAAATTCAAATGGTCAAATGGGTTGCCGGAACATTTGGTGGATCCATCATTGGTTTGGTCATTTGGGGTGCGACATTGACAAGTGAAGTTTCACAAATGCGTGGTGAAATGGATGAATTGTGGTCCAACTATAATCACGAATTGAAAGAAAAAGAATTGATGATTTCGGAGTTTGCGAAATTCAAACAACAAATTTTGGACATGGAAAAAGCCGCGGAAAAAGAAGCGGACAACAACATGATCAAGAAGTTGTTTGAACATCAACAAAAAAATAAAAACTAAATTTTCAAATCATGAATAAATTGAAAAAACTTCCGTCAAATTTTTACAAGCCAACACCGGTCATGGCGCGAAGAATCGGTGACGGATTATTATTGATTTCAACAATGATGACCGCATACACAATTGGACAAGAAGGCATGGAAACATTGTCATTGATTTTCTTGTTTGTCGGTGCCATTGGAAAATTCGTTTCCAATCTTTTCACCGAATCGGAAAAATAAATTATGCGGAGGTATCGCGATTTTCTTCATCAATATCATGACCAAAAATATTTGACAATGCGAACATATACAGATATGCAATTGATCGACCGTGTGAAAAACATTGGTGGTCGAATTACACCGGACAAATATTTGATCATTGGCGTTCAATCATTGGCGGATGACTTCAATGTGTTTGATGATAAATTTTATCTTTTTTTCGGTGGCAAATTCATCATGGTCACATCCGGAACAACCAATGCCGGCAAACATGCGTTGTTGCACTTTGAAACAAAAGGAAATCCGGAAGGCGCGGCGGTGTTGAAAACAAATGAATTTTATTCCGATGCATACACCAACGGCAAACACCGTGGACGCATGGACGCATTGCGACAAAACGTGCCATTCAAATATTTCCGTGATGATGACAAAGATGAAAAGGCGGAGGAAATCGGAAAAGAAATGTCCGGTGTGATTTGGGCCAATTTCCATGGCGTTTCATATGATCCAACATCAAATATCGTGAAGGATGAAATCAATGGTTGGTCGTATGCGTGTCAAGTCTGCAATAAAATGACGGATTATCGCGAAATTATCAAGTTGACCAAGGCAAGTCCATTCAAAATTGATTATGCACTTTTAAAAGAATTTTAATATGTCAACGTTGACGGAATATCATGTGTTGATGAAAGTGGCAATTGTGGAGGCAATCGCCATCATCATCTTGGCGGTCATTTTGTTTTGGCCGGTGGAGGCAATCAACATGGATGAATATGAAGAAGCCAAAAAGAAGGCCGCACACGAACGTTCGTTGCGTGTCACGATACAAGATGCCAATGAAGCCGAATCAATCAAATGGACCACACAAGAAGCCGAATTGAAGGAAAGAATCAAACAATTGGAATCAAACAAATCAACAAACAATGAAGAATTGGAAATTGATGTTGCCATTTTTGATCATGCGGATCTTGATTCCGCAATTATCATTGGCGCAAACCAACAACACATCCGGCCAAAAGGTTATTGAAATCGATGGCGTCCGTGGCGTGTTTCTTCCGGAAGACTTTTATCGTGGATTGATCATTGATCAACGCAAAGGATTCACGCATTTCACCAATTGGCAGATCACCGAAATTCAATTGATCAAATGTGATTCATTAATGCATGGCGCGGAGGTTGACCGCGACCGGTTCCGTCAAAACTTTGAATTGGAACAAATGGATCTTCAAACACAAATGACATTGAATGAAACATTGGAAGAAACCAATGAAGATCTTGTAAAAGAAAACGGCAAATTGCGGAAAAAGATCCGGTTGTTGCCATGGTTCGCGGTCGGTGGATTTATTGCCGGCGCAATCGTAGTGGTGGCGGCACGTTGACAATGTTGTGAACATTCAATGAACATTTCCATGTGATTTCTTTGTTTATCCGGTCCGGATGGGTTACTTTAGCAGAGTGAACACAAAAACCCAATATCATGGAAGAAACAAGAATTGAAGAAACGTTGAAATTTGAAATTAAAAATCACCAAGTGGAGGTTTTCAACGATGGCATCAAGAAAATGGAAGATCAAGTTGATGGATCCATTCAGATGTTGAAAGAAGTGTTGGCGGACGCCATCAAAAAAGGTGAAACGCACGGTTGGTTTCCATATGCCAATTTTGAATCATCTATAAAATGGACCATCATTGGTCGCAAATTAGATTTGGAAGAATTGAAGAAGCGATGGATGAAAGAAAGCGGTCAAGACAATGCGTTTTCGTATTGGAACAACATCATCATGTGGTGGAACGTCCGCGGACATGTTGAAAATGGCGTGGAGGCGTCAAAATGCACCGCCACGGATCTTCAAAAGATTTGTTTGTTGTCGGAATTAGGAATTGACATTTTTGGAAATCAAACCGAAGAATCATGAAAGAAGTTGAAAACGAATTGGTGCGCCATTCGAATCATTTACACATCGCGGTCACGTTGTTGTTTCCGCATGCAAAGTTCATTGAATCCATTGACACATCACATGAAGACAATTCAATTCAATTGTGTGATGATTTGGCCGTTCAAATCGGAATCACGGAACAATATTATGTTGTGGTCCAATATGATCGCGATGTGGATGATTTTAAGGTGTCACACACGATCTTTGATCCGGCGGAGGTCTTCGCGTTCATCCAAAAAATTGTGATTGGTCACGATCCATTTGTGAAGGTCACCAACCAAAGCAACAAAACAATGTTGGATGCGGCGCATTTTGTGGACGCGGAGGCAATGAAACATCCGGACATGACATTTGAAGATCTTTCAATTCATTTTGAAATGATGTCCGTGAATGTCTTGGAATCAAAATCCATGTTGTTTCTTGAAATGATGTGGAATTATATTGACAACCATTTTAAATCAAAGAAGATATGATTTGGAATTGGTTTGAATTTAGCCGTGCGGAGGTTTGGACCGCGTTGATCATTGGTTTGATCATCGCCGCCATTCTTCATTCCATTGTTCGTGATGGCACCATATATGGAATCCATATGTCAGATATTAAAAAAAAATTAAAAGATTAATCAAGTGGATAAAATTCTAATTTTGCAAACTTCATTTGATGCCACCAAGAAACGGATGGCCAAAGTTGGATTCACTTCCGATCTTCCATGTTCGGTTTTTGATGTTCACACCAACTTTGGCCATCTTTTTTGTTTAAAAAATTCAAGGTGATGCGGCACAAATGGAACCACACAAGATTCAAAGGCGTCCACGGCGAATATCATATTTCATTCAGCACGTGCGAAAAATGCGGCATCAAACGGAAGACGTGGAGGCATCGCGCCACACAATTCCAATGGCCGGATGGAACAATGGTCCATGGATCCACACCAAAATGTGAAATAATAAATCAAAAATCAAAACAATAAAAATGGAAGTAATTAAAAAAGATGAAGATCTAATTGCCAAGAAGACATTCGACGCATATGAAGAAGACGGAAGATCAAAAGATGCGGTATATTATCGCCACAAAGGTTTGTCAATCCGTGTGAAGGATTTGAAGAAATTGACAAAGGTGTTTGGAAAGTCGGTTGACAAGATCGTTCAATTGGAAGATGATTTGGCACACAACGCACTTTTGGCCGGTGTGCGATTGCAAGCGATCCGCCAAGGTTTTGTTCCATTGTCACGGAAAGAAGTCCATGATGGCCATTCATTGATCAAATGTGGATCATGTGGATATTGGGGAACGTCACGGATTTTGTTGGATATTAAAAATGGCAAATATTGTCCAATCTGCCATTCCATCAAGATTGATCCATTTGACGTGGAGGCGGAAATAAAAAGATTGCAAAAATTCTAAATGATGGAACAATTTTCACGTGTTATGAAAAAAAAAATATATTTGAATCATGCGAAGAACGAAAAAATCAACAAACACATTTCCGGTGGCTTTGCCTTTATTATTGGATTTTGTTCTTCGCAGTTCATCCAATGGACGGAATTGTGTTTTTTTAAACTGCGAAGAATATGAATCAAAAAAACTTTTTAAATAAAACGGAAATCAATCCGTTTGGACCACCAACCACCGGTGGAATATATTTCATTTGTCACCGTGAAGATTATGGTGATGAAGTGGTGTTATATATTGGCCGCACCACCAATTTCAAGAATCGGTTGAAAAATCCGCGACATCCATATAAAAAATCAATTAAAAAATTTGATGGAAATGTTTATGTCCGCTATTATCATGAATCTAATTCCCTAAAATTAGAAGGTTCATTGATCAAGTTGTTTCAACCAATTATGAATATTCAAAACAAATAAAAAATGGCACTAAGAGATCAACCATATCTTCCATTGTATATCCAAGATATTATGACGGATGAAAAATTAAATGAATGTCTTCCGGCCACGCATGGTGTTTATATCAAAGGATTGATGTGTTTAATGCATAAATCAAACGAATATGGCCGCATTAAGTTAAAAAAACAAAACTTCCGGCAAGATGATCAACAAAGTGACCGGCAAAGTGACCGGCAAAATGGAACCACCGGACGTCAATTTGCCGGCCAATTGATTCGCCATTTGCCGTACACGTTTGATGAAATTGCGATGGCCATTGATGAATTGTTGTTTGAAGATGTGATTCAATTTGACGGCACATATATATCACAAAAACGAATGGTGAAAGATGGTGAATTGTCCGCCGCGCGTGCGGCCGCCGGAATAAAAGGCGCGGAAATAACAAATAAAAAGGCGGCAAAGAAACCGGCAAAGAAACCGGCAAA